AAGCAAAAAGAATTATCAGATTTACAGCGTCAATTGAGTGCACCTGTCACAGTTAGTGAAACAGCAAGTGCAGGCGCTAGTGCAGCAGGTGGTATTGCTACTGTCGTAGGTGGCAACGGTTTTGCAAACGGTGGACCAGGTACACTAAAGCGTGCTAAGAAGCCCACAAAGGAAGCAGCAGCTCCTAACCAATTAAAAGGCACAGACAAGCCTAAAAAAATGCAGAAGCCAGGTGTAGTTGATCAACCACACCCTTTTAAAGGCAAACTAGTAGGCGGAGATTAATATGAATAGATTCCACAACGATCCAATCACAAACATCCTACTGGAGGGCATGTTGTTAGAAAATCCGATCTATCAACAAAGCTATCGTGCCAGCAAAATGCTAGTAGAATATGCGTTAAATCCAGATCAGATTGCAAAAGTATTTGCACAAGCTGAAAAAGAAATGACAGCAGGCGGTGCGAATCGCACACTAGTTGGTAAAGCTACAGACAAGACCACAGCAGCAGCACAAGCAGTTAGCCAGGGTTGGGAAAAAGTAAAAAGTGCAATTAGTAATTCAGGACCTGTAAGTGGCTTTGATCAGAAGTTTGCAGCACTACAGGGTAACCTATTACAGGCAGCTGGCGGTGCAGAAGGTCCGGTCGGCAAGGCATTAACAGCATATCGTAATTTCGCTAAACAGCATCCAGTTATGCAAGGTGCTATCTACGCAGGCTTAGTAGCACTTGCAGGTATTTCAGGTGCAGGTCTAGGCGGTGCAGCACTGCTGGGCGGTATGAAGATCATGGACAGACTGCTACAGGGTGACAAAGCCAGTAGCGCACTTTGGCAGGGATTCAAGACAGGCGGGGCTGCATTTGCAGCAGGCCAAATTGGACAAGCAATGCAAGGACAAGCTCCACTATCACCGAACGCTGGTAGCCCAGCAGGTGACATGGGAGGTACAATGGGTGGTGCTACAGACATTACCACAGCAGGTAGCCCAGCAGCAGACGCAGCAGGCGGTACAGGTGGTGGTGTTGACACATATACACCAGGTACTGATCAAGGCAGCCCAGTAGGCGACACTGGTGGCACAATGGGTGACATGACTGGTGTAGACGAACCAGACGTTACTCCGGATAATCCAGGCACACAAGCCCCACCAGAAACAAAGCCTGTAACTATCAAGAAAGGCGACAATTTAAGTAAACTTGCTAAACAATTTAATGTAAGTGTAAAAGACTTAATCGACGCTAATCCACAGTATGCAGATAATCCTAATTTAATTCGTGCAGGTGACACTATTCAGATTCCATCGGCAACAGGCAACAGCATTTATCAAGGCGGTGTAGGTACTGCTGCTGATACTGCCAAGCGTGTTGCAGCAGCCGCAGCTAGAAAGCGTGCAGGTATCGGTGAAAACAGATTTATTGACTACGCAAAAACATATCAGCAATGGCGTTTAAATGAAGGCAAAGGCGAACGTATCACGATCTATCTAAATGAAGAAGGTGTAAACGCTGTATTCTATCTTGTAAACGAAGGTATTTGGGACACACTTAAAGGTGCAGCAGGTAAAGCTGTTAGTGCAGTAAAACAAAAGGCAGCACAAGTTGGTGCAAACCTAACCAACAAAGTAACTGCTGACAAACTACAGAAAGCATGGAGTCAAGGCCCAGGTTTCTCATACAGTGGTCAAGCCAAGAGTGTAGACAGTAAAATTGTACAGGACTTCCTAGTAAAACAAGGTGTTGATCCCACAATGGCTGCTAATGCTATTAAAGCCGTAGGTGCAAGTAATGTTCCTCAAGGTGGTGGTAAAGTAGCTGGTCAACTAAGTCAAACTCCAGGTGCAATTAAGAAGCGTGCACAAAGAGCAGCAGCTAAAGGACAAGCTCCGGCAGCGGCTCCAGCAGCACCTGCCCCGGCAGCAGCACCTGCCCCGGCAGCAGCACAACCTGCAGCACCAGCAGCTAAGCCTAGAGTAAGAGTACCAGCAGGCAGTGCACCTGCAGCAGCTCCAGCTGCAAAAACTGGTCCTTGGGGACCTCGTGTAGCAGCAGAGTAAAGATCATGCGTTTATTTGAACTGTTTGACAACACTTTAGAAAGCGTCATACTAGAACTTAAAAAACAGGCTGTAGATGTTGAGCATTACGGTAACTGGACTGTTGAATTAAGTAAGCAACCAGTAATAATGGGAACGCTAACTAACAATGAAAAGAAGTTTGTTGCAAAACTTACCCATAAAAAATTAGATAAAACTTTTATTGGTATTGGTAACAGTCAAGGAGAAGCAAGAGATAAAGCGTTTGAAAAAGCTCAAGCAGAACGCCCCGAAGACCCTGATGCATTTAAGTCATTTACTGCTGATCTAAACGCAGACTTTACTAGAGAATATTTTGATCCTAGAACAGGCGGTTACTTTAAATTTAAAACTGTTAGTGGTAAAGTTTTCTTAGTTATGGCTGGTATAGATTACTTTAGAGAGTTTGGTCGCGAGCTAGAACAACTTGGCTTTAAGCGATCATCTAATAGAATATCTAATAGAATGACAGGCAATGCTACTGAAATTTACGGCTTCCCCGTTACTAAAAACGAAGTTAAAGCATTGGGACTGGTTCCTAACATGCGTTATACATTAGATCAAGTCGAAGATGATGCAGATGGTAACTCAATGTTTTTAATGCATCCTGATACAAGAGTACAAAACAGAGGCGACAAGTATCGAATGGGTCGTCCTGGTATTACTATTGCAGGAACACTAGCTGAAGACGAACAGCTGGACGAAAAGAAGAAAAAGCCCAAGCCAACCAGCCCTGAAAAGTGGGCACAGGCTAAGGCAAAAGCTCGCAGCAAGTTTGAAGTCTACCCCAGTGCTTATGCTAATGCATGGGCAGCTAAAGAATACAAGCGCATGGGCGGCGGTTGGAGAATGGGCGAGTGAAGATTACTGACCTTACAGAACGCTGCTGGACCGGCTACAAGCAAATTGGCGGTAAAAAGAAAAATGGCCGCATGGTTCCCAACTGCGTTCCCGTTAAGGAAGAGATTGACTACTGCATGCATTGCGGTGAATTGATTATCCCAGAAGCATACCAAGGCGGACTACGCAAGTGGTTCAAGCAGAAGTGGGTCAACATTGGTAAGAAAGTAAAAGGCAAGCATCCTCCCTGCGGCACTAGCGGCAGTAAAAGAGGATATGCTAAGTGTGTGCCTGCTGCAAAAGCTCGCAGCATGAGCGCAAAAGATAAAGAATCCGCTGTAAAGCGTAAAAGAGCAGCCCAATCGAAGGCAGGAAGGAGCGGCAAGGATTTGCCTGGTGCAGGTAAAAATCCTATCAGAGTCAAAACATAGCTTGTAAAAAGGAGAATATAATATGGCCAAAGTTAGCAGTAAAGCAGACAAAGCATTTACTAAAGTTGAACGCATTAGCGTTAACAAAAAAACAGAACAAGGTCTTGGTAATACTAAATTCTCTAGCATGAACAAGCATAAAAAGCGTAGCTTCAAAAAGTATCGCGGACAAGGTCGCCCATAACTAACTAATTCATGAATAGAATTCTGATTATCGGTGATAGCTGGGCTCGTGGGGAATTTTCCTTTGAACCCAACAGAGGTCATTATGTTATTCATCCTGGCATAGAAGAATATCTTATGTCACATGGATTGACTGTTAAAAATTTAAGCTGTCCTGGAGACAGTAACATGCGACAGTTGAGATTATGTTATGAGGAATTATTAAAAAAACCATACGACACAATACTTTGGTTTCAAACTGAACCATTACGGAACATATATGAGTTTACTCCTTTCCCTGATAATAGAGACATGTGGACGTATGATTCTAACCAGATAAAAAATAAAACCGATGATAAAATACTGGAAGAATGGTTTTCCTGGACATACAACAAAGCACAGGAGATATTTGATCGATTTAAAATACCGTTTGTAGCAATAGGGGGAATGGTTCCTTTACATCCATTGATTAACAATTATACTTTTTATAATAATTTAATTTGGAGTTGGGCAGAGGAATTAGTAGGTATTAAGCCACCATACAACAGTTTTTATCACACAGGCTGCTTTATAAATGACAACATCAAACACTTAGATCCCAAAAGAATGAGCGAAGAATTAGCTGCATGTAGATATTATGAAGACCAACAAGAATTATGTAGTCAATTTCAATATAGACATCCAGATAGGCAAGCACATAAAATGCTAAGTGAAAGACTTTTAACCATGTGGCATTTAAAATGATCGAATGTAAAGACGTAAAAATCATAAGTGATGTTTATGATTGGGCAACATATGTTGCTACTACTAAAACCAGCAATAATTTCTTAATTTGCCCCAATGCCAGTAAAGTATTCAAGCATAGACGCTTGCAAGTCTATTGGTATGATAACAAAACTGTAGATCAAGTTGTAGCAGCATTTAGACGTTACAACGATAGTTTCAAAGTATGGGCGCTGATTTGTCGCACAGAAGATCCTGTAAAAGAATGTGCTTGGTTAAACAGCCATTATGATGATTTAATATGGTTGTATGATGTAGCTGATGAGAGTGGATATATTGATGGAACACCTACAGGCAACAGCAAACATAATATGATATTGCTACAGGATAAAAAAGAACTTAATCACTGGAGTGAACGCTTAAACAAAGTAGGCTACTACAGTAATTGGAGTCAAGCATATTATGACCAAATAGTTGCTTGGCGATTCAAATAAATACATTATGAAGTTACACGAGCTATTTGAAGCCAGCGGCTATATTCCCAAGAACGAAAAAGAAGCTAACGATCCTCGTTGGCAAATGGCTATCACCAATGACATTAAGCCAGGCGAAAATCAACGCCAAGCCTCACGTTTAGGTTTCAAAATTGATGCTGATGGTAAACCACCAAAACTGAGAGCAGATGGTAAAATATCTGAATCTATGATGGATGTTGCCAATCAAGCACGCATGCCAGTTAGTGCAGGTGCTCGTGGACTAATGCACGCAAGAGCACAGTACGACAAGGTAATAGATAAAGAACAAGACAATTACTTGCAAGGTGCTATTGATGCACTGGCAGAAACAGTTAAAGAAGGCAATAATCCTAGTCAGACTATTACACACATCAGTCAATATTATAAGATTAAAGAAGAAGAACTTGTGTCTGCTTTTAAGAAAAAGTATAATATGAGCGTTGCAGAATATTATAAACATAATCAAAAAGCAAAAAATAATCCAATCAAAATATAAAAAATGTTTTCGTCATCTTATTATTTCACAAATGGCATCTTTAATGAGACTAGGGAATATTTTTCAACCGATACCGGTGTTGCTCCTAGACTAAATCCAGAATGGACTGAACCTTTTACCTATACTTTTAACAGTTTAGGATTTAGATCTAAAGAACCTGTTCCCGGTGAAGAATGTGTAGTTACATTTGGATGCAGTTATACTGTGGGAGTGGGCATACCCCAAGAAAAAAGATTTGGTGATATTGTAGCAAGAAATTTAAATTTAGCTCACTATGATTTTGCTGTTGAAGGAGCTGACATGATACAAGTTGCTCATAATTTTTCAACTTTTTTTGATAAAGAATTTCATCAACTGAATCCCAAACACATTTTGATACTATGGCCAGATATTGCAAGATTTAGTTGGCTAGGTGCTGATGATAGAAATATACCATTGATTGTAAGAGAAGTACCTGCAACTGTAGACGATAACTCCTGGCAAGGACAATTTATGGCACAATGGGGTAACAATGTCAGTATTGTTTATCTAATGCAGTGCATAAGATTTGTAGAAATGCTGTGTAGAAAATATAATATAAAGTTATTACAACAGTGTGTTAATAATGTATTTGTAGGAACCAATTTAGATAGTTGGAAATACTGCCCGGATGCATTAAATCCAGCTTGGAACAACACTATGTATTGGGACAACAGCCGAGACTATCATTTTGGACCAATCTCTCATGAAAAAATTGCAAACTCATTTTTAAAATTTACGAAATAAAACTAATGATGCTATAATAGAAACATGAACGATTTTATTCCAGATCCAAAAACACATCTTTATATCAGCTTGGCTAAAAGTGTCATTCGTATTGCAGCAGGTGCAGCATTAATCACAGGGCATTTTGTCTGGGCAGGTGTTCTACTAATTGCAGCAGAAGTATTAGGAATCGCAGAGGAACTGTTCTAATGTGGAGTATGAAAACTCCAACACCGCCGCCACCTTCGATTTCAGCACCAATTCCAACTGCCGTTTGGACCAGTAGTCAGACTGCTGGAACACTTACTATAAATGGGGCAGGATCCAGATCTATTCTCAGTATAAATGCTGACAATGGTGGCGATGCTATTATCAAGACCAACAAGCATGAAATCAATCTCGATAAAATGTATGAGATAGTGCAACTGCTAAGCGAAAGGTTAATGATAATTGTGGAGGATCCTGCTATATTGGAAAAGTATCCAACACTTAAAGACACATATGAACAGTATAAACTACTGTCAGCACTGATGTTAAGTGATAAAGAAAAAGATGTTTAAAGACGGATTTATTTTAAATTATTATGCCGGTGCTAAAGGAGATTTTCTATTAAGATTTTTATCAAATGTTAAGCCTAGTATAAATCAAACCGGGCAGACTAGTCATACATTACATTTTAGTACTATTAGAAATAAAGAACATTATATAAAATGTTTTACCGATAAAGCTAATAGATTAAAAGTATATAATGAAATTATGCCTGATTATATCTTATCAATGAATACAGTTTGGCCTTATGTTACTCATGCTTTACATAATCTAACTGATGAAAATTTATTAAAAATACAATCAAAATTCCATAACATTTACGATTTAATAGTTGAAGAAGATTTTTATAAAGAAATTTTTATTAATGACATCTTTAAGAATTTTTCACACGAGTTGAATAAAAAAGAAATTATTGAAATCAAAGAGAAAATAAATTCAGATTTCAATGGAAAATTTTTTATTGACCAAGAATGTTTTTTAAAATTTGATCGAACCCAAATCGAGTACGACGACGAATTTAGAATTAAATTTTTACAGGAATATGTGGATTCATTCGACGATTATAAGATATGGTTAAACAAATATAAGCAAAAACAATTATCTAGAAATACAAATAAAATTTATTTTTCAAAATTATTTCACAAACCATACTCAGATTTAATAAATCTTTATACTAAACTTAATAATAAAGAACCAGATATAGATTTGTTTGAAAAACTTTTATCAAAAACTTATGTTCCGGAAGAAATCATATTTTTTAATCATAAAATTAGGATAAGTTACGAATCAGACAATATAATCGAAGTGTTAGGAAAGGTACAAGAATGAGCCGACAATTTAATGAAGAAGAACGCCTGAAGCTCAAGCAATTGATTAAGGAAAGTATTGCAGTCACTAGCGAAGTTGAGACACTGCAAGGTGGACTTAACGACACGGTCAAGGCCATTGCAGATGAAATGCAGATAAAGCCAACAGTACTCAAGAAGGCTATTAAGATGGCTTACAATCGTCAGTTTGACAAGATGCGTGAAGATGTCGATATTATTGAAAGCATCCTCAATGCAACTGGCAACATGCCAACTGGTGATGAATGAAACCTTTCCAGTGGGTGGCATGGTTAGCTACTGCGGCGCTGTTGATTTCAGCGTCGCTGGCAGCGTTTAACTTTTGGCCTTACTATGCGTATGGATTTATTATTGCCAATACGCTGTGGGGTACAGTTGGTATATTGTGGCGTGAGAAATCAATGATCTGGAGCAACCTCGGTCTAAACGTCATATATATTACTGGACTGTTATTGAAATAAGGTCGTGCGCCTTAACGCACATGTAGAAGGCAAGCGGGCCATAAGCCGCAGGAGAATTTAATGAGTTATGTAGATGCGATCATTGATCGTGAGCGTGAGCGTATTCATGTTGTAGAGCGTGTAAATGGTGAACGCAAGTATAAAGAATATCCTGTAAATTATCAGTTTTATTACGAAGACCCCCGGGGCAAATGGCAAAGCATTTACGGCACGCCAGTTACTCGTGTGAGTGCAAGAAACGCCAAAGAGTTTCGCAAAGAACTAAACATTCACAACGGCAAGAGACTGTTTGAAAGCGACATCAATCCAATCTTTAAGTGCTTGGCAGAATACTATCAAGGCAGCGACTCGCCGGAACTACAAGTGGCATTTTTTGACATTGAGACAGACTTTGATCCAGTAAAAGGTTACAGCACACCTGAAGATCCTTTTACTAAAGTCACTGCTATCACTGTGTATCTCAACTGGTTAGATCAGCTGATTACATTGGCTATTCCTCCACAGAGCATGGATGATGCACAGGCCAATGCTGTAGCAGCTAAGTTTGACAACACTTTTATGTTCCGCGATGAACGAGAACTGTTGTTGACATTTCTTGATCTTATTGAAGATGCAGACATCCTCAGCGGATGGAACAGTGAAGGCTTTGATATTCCCTATATGGTCAATCGTATTGCCCGTGTGCTTAGTAAAGACGATACTCGCAGATTTTGTTTGTGGAATCAGTTTCCCAAGCAGCGTGAATATGAAAAGTTTGGTGCTGCTCGTGTAACATATGACCTAGTAGGTCGTGTACATATGGACTATATGGAACTGTATCGCAAGTACACTTACGAAGAACGTCACAGCTATAGCTTGGATGCTATTGGCGAGTATGAACTTAAAGAGCGCAAGACTGCTTACGAAGGTACATTGGATCAGCTATACAACAGAGACTTCGAGACCTTCATTACATATTCTCGACAGGACGTTGCGTTGCTAGACAAGTTAGATAAGAAGCTACGCTTTCTTGATCTAGCTAACGAACTTGCTCATGCTAACACTGTGTTGCTGCAAACCACAATGGGTGCAGTGGCAGTGACAGAGCAGGCTATCATTAACGAAGCACATCACAGAGGCATGGTTGTTCCCAATAGAAAGCAGCGTGCAGAAGGTGAGAACACACAGGCAGCAGGTGCATATGTTGCATATCCCAAAAAGGGTATTCACGAATGGATTGGTGCTATTGACATTAACTCACTGTATCCTTCAGCCATTCGTGCACTGAACATGAGCATTGAAACTATCGTAGGACAGTTGCGTCCTATTATGACTGACAATCAGATCAAGACTAGAATGATTGATGGTAGCAGTTTCGCAGACGCATGGGAAAACACTTTTGGTAGCTTGGAATATCAAGCTGTTATGAATCAAGATCCTGCTGTGGAAGTTACAGTAGACTGGGAGTCAGGTGAAAGCGAAGTGTTCACTGCTCGTCAACTATATCGCTTTATCTTTGACAGCAACACTCCTTATTGTCTCAGCGCCAACGGCACTATCTTTACATATGAAAAAGAAGGTGTGGTGCCTGGGCTGTTAGCTCGCTGGTATGCAGAGCGTAAAGAACTGCAAGCCAAAAAGAAGACTGCTAAGGACAAGAAAGAAGAAGCGTTCTGGGACAAAAGACAGCTGGTTAAGAAGATTAATCTAAATAGCTTGTATGGAGCGATCTTGAATCCAGGTTGTAGATTTTATGACGGTCGTATTGGGCAAAGCACTACGCTGTGTGGCAGAACTATTGCCAAACACATGGATGCTACTGTGAACGAATGTTTAACAGGTGAGTATGATCATGTGGGCAAGACTGTTATCTACGGTGATACTGACTCTGTTTACTTCAGCGCATGGCCTGTGATCAAAGATGATGTTGCAGCAGGACGT